TAGATATTATTTTATCAACCAAAACTTGTTTATCAATACCTCTACCAGATGAAAGTATGTCAATAACGGGTGTTGAATACGAATTATCTAATTGATATGCAAACGCCTCTCTTTTTTGTTCTTCCCAAGTATCCTTTTCTAAGTTAGATGCATCAACCATTAAATCTTTATGTCTCGTATAAAATCTATCTGAAATAACTTTTAATAAAACCACTTTATTAAAAACAACACCTAAATCCCTATCTTCCTGAGTAAGTGTATACTTAACTTTTTCTTCATCAGTTTCTGAAGATTCGGCTAAGACCGGAACCTCATCCATCAGCGATGAATTAGTTCTAATACTAATATAATCTTTGTATATGTCAGCGAAAATGAAACCCTTACCTTCTTCTTCAGTAATTACCGATGCATTTAGTTTATCTAACTCCAACCTCATATCGTCATAGATGTCATCAATACGCCCATAATAGTAATTCATGTAGGACCCAACAACTCGTATGTATCCAGGTATGTTTCCGGTTATTTTAAAAATAATATGTCTCATTATAAAAGTTTTTCAGTATCAGGTTTATCTGCCTCCCCCAACTTTAATTGTTTTCTCAATGACTCTTCTATTGAGAAACTATTTGTAGTTGCGTTTGCCATTAATTGATTAATGTTCTTATCTATAAATACTGTGTAAGAAGAAGCGAGAGATAAAACTTGTTTTTGTTGTTCTGCGGACATCATTAAAATAGAATCCAAGTTACCTGTACCGATCCTACCATATGAAATCATATCTAACATTGCTTGTTTTGCCATCCTAACAGTCCAATACTCATGTTCAAATTTATCTTCTAATTCTTTATTACCGATTACATCAATTAAATCACTACCATCAGGTAGTTTAGCATCGTCAGTATCTAAGAAATCTTTTATTAAATCAATAAAACCTTGTCTCTCTATGTAAGCATCTTTAAGATTTCTTTTAAATTTTCTAAGATCTATTTTCATATCTGAAATTGTGAGATCTACCAACTGTTTTCTTTTAGGGTCTGTTAAAAATTCTTTACTCTCCTCTTGGATTTGTATTTCCAAATCCTGTTTTTTAACGGTATATTCTAAATGTTCTACGGCGTCTTCTCTACCTCTAAGTTCAAGTAACCATTGTTTTAGTTTCGCATAAGGTGTTATTTGTGCACCCCCAACAAAATTTTCTGCCTTGTACCTTGGTAGTGCGAATGAAACTTGTTCCGCAACTTCAATTAACTTAGTATCTAAACCATCTTTTAGGTTGTTGGTTTTTTCATATTTATACTCTTCTTTCATATAATAAAAATTTTACTATAATATAAGTATAAAAAACAATTAAATAAAGTGTTTATTACTATTCTCTCCAACCACAATGACCTGATGAAGTACCAGCGTTTACTGCCGGTGGAAGACCCGCGGGATTTAAAACTCCCGTATCTGTTTGATAGTACATTTTCCAACTATCGTTATTCTGTAAAGAACTACCGTAACAACCTAACATGTATTGCCAATCTTGACCCATAGCGAAATTCTCTTCCCCACAATTCGATCTTAATTTTGCAACATTACCAATATTCGTATCTGTAGATGTATCCCATCTTCTCAAATTGTAACCACCTTGGTAAGATCCCTCATTACCGGCATAACCCTTACCAACTTTAGATGGAATACCTTTTTGTTGTCCGTGTGCTGACCATGAACTTGATGAACTTGATATAGTCTCCGTAGAGAATTCCATTTTTATACTACTTGTACTCCATCCATATCCATGGGTTTCATTACAAAAAGAACTCGCTCCACCACTACTACTTATCGAGGTTACCCCATAGTTTGTTATTGTCGTTTCATTAGTTAAATTAAATTTATCTACCTCTGTTCTGTTACCCGCAAAAATCCAAGCAAACTCATGTTCTTTCCACATGGTTCCACAATCGGACCTACTATATTGTAAGTCATGGTTAGATTGGTGGGCGTAGTTAGTGTCGGTAAACATGTTGACCGCAGAAGTTGTGTTACTATGTAGAGACGTTGGTCCTTTATGTGCACTATCCGTATTTACAGACCACATAAAAAATATTCTAAGATTACACGCTCCTGATGTGTAGTTTGCGGGATAGTCCAATAACTCACCAATGTGGGTTGTTTGATCAGTTGCGTTGGTTGCCTTATGTACGTTCTTCCAAGGTGATGAGGATTTATATCCACCGGCGATGTAAGAATAATTAATTATTTGTCTGTACTTAAAATTAGTTCCTTCGTTTTGTTGTGCTGAAATTCTTTCCCAACCCTCATCCACATTAGACACACCCGTATAAACCATTAAATAACTTGTGTGTTCTGATGATTCTTCCAAGAATAAAGAACCAGATAATGGGTTCGATGGTCTCTGTGACTTAACACCTTTCGGTGGTCTTGCAGTAACTCTGTCCACTTTAAGTGAACCACTAACGGACATATTTTCGTATATCATATTCTTAAAATTTTATTCTCTCCAACCACAATGACCTGATGAAGTACCAGCGTTTACTGCGGGATTTAACCCACTTACACTTGTTGTACCCGTATCAGTTGCGTATGTAAATTTCCATGAATTATTGTTTTGGAGACCATTATAATTACCTAACATGTATTGCCAATCTTGACCCATAGTAAAATTCTCTTCACCACAGTTACCATCGGGTTTGACAACATTACCTATATTGGTGTCTGTTTGATTACTCCATCTCCTTAAGTTATAACCACCACTATATGAACCTTCATTACCGGCATAACCTTTACCAACTTTAGATGAGATACCTTTTTGTTGTGAATGGTTTGACCAATGAGGGGATGTTGCAAAAGTTTCCGTTGAAAAGTTTAATTTGACACCTCCACTTGAAGTCCAACCATAACCATATAGTTCATCCGAAAATGCCGAACCACCATCACTACCGTTTATTGTTGATAGTGTATATGCCGTATGTAAGGATTCTGTGGTTAAATTAAATAACTCAACAGTGGCACTACCCCCACTAAAAAGATATGCCATTTCTGTTTCCTTATGCATCGTACCTAAATCACTTCTTGCTATATTAGTATCCATCTCAGCGGTGTGTGTATAATTAGTATCGGTTACCATATTAATCGCAGATGTATATGTACCATGTACATTACTCGCACTCTTCCATGCACCATCATTATTAACAGACCATACGTAGAAAATAGTTCTACTACACGCACCTGAAGTATATGATGCAGGATAATCTAACAATTCACCCAAGTGTGATGTTTGATCTGTAGAGTTTACCGTCTTATGTACATTCTTCCAAGGTGATGAGGATTTATACCCTCCCGCCAAATAAGAGTAGTTAATAATTTGATTGAACCTAAAACTGGTTTTACCAAAATTACTTTGATTCGCAATTCTCTCCCAACCAGAATCATTTCCATTACCCGTGTAAACCATTAGAAAACTATTGTCGAAACTACCCGATGTCGTCATTTCTAAGAACATAGATCCTTTTTCAGGTGAGGAAGGTCTATCCGCCTTTGCACCTGAGGGTGGTCTTGTTATTCCCTGACCTCTTAACGACCCACTAATTTCTAAATTTTCAAATATCATATCTATAAATAGTTAATTTCTCCAACCACAATGTCCTGATGATGCACCTGCGTTAACACCTGGTGCTAACCCTGCAGGATTTACCGTACCCGTATCTGTCGTATATGAGAATTTCCAACTTGTATTTGTTTGACCTGTACCATCGTATGTTGCTAACATGTATTGATGGTCTTGTCCTAATGTGAAGTTTTCTTCACCACAATTTTGGTGGGGTTTAGGTACATTACCTATATTGGTTTCAGTAAAGACATCCCATCTTCTCAAATTATAACCCCCATTATATGTACCTTCATTTCCACAATACCCTTTACCAACCTTAGAACTAATCCCTTTCTGTTGTCCACTAGACGCCCATGAGGATGCCCTTGTCTCGAACACATCAGTAGCAAAGTGACATTTGTTTCCACTTTCAGAACCGTAACCGTAACCATAATTTTCATCAGAGAATCCTGATGAACCTAAAGTACTTGTAATAGATGAAGTTGTTGTTACATATGGTGAACCACCAGGATAATAAGTGGTATACATTGTCTCATTTGTTAAATTGAATTTCTCAACTGTTGCTACAGATCCACCAAAAACATACGCAAACTCCGTTTCTTTAAATAGGGTACCACAATCATCTCTCGCATTTAATAAATCCCATTTAGATTGGTGGGTGTATGTTGTTTCATTCACCATATCAATACCTGATGTATGTGTTGAGTGTATGTTAGTTGCGCCTTTATGAGCACCATCCGTATTTGTTGACCAAAGAAATAATTTAGTTTTACTACACGCCCCTGAGGTATAGTTTGCAGGGTAATCTAATAACTCACCTAAGTGAGATGTTTGGTCGGTTGCGTTAATTGTTTTATGTACATTCTTCCAAGGTGAACCTGACTTATATCCACCTGCCAAATATGAATAGTTTATTATTTGTCTGTATTTGAATCCTGTTCTGTCAGTATCTTGCGAACCCACTGGTTCCCAACCATCATCATAATTAGATGAACCAGTGTATGTAACAACGAAACTACCACTTGTAGATTCTTCTAAGTACATAGAACCTATCTCAGGTGAAGTAGGTCTTTCCCCTCTACTACCTCTTGGTATGATAAATTGTCCACTCACGTCAAGTGAACCACTAACTATTACGTTTTCTCTAATCATTTAACTCTTTTTTATCCTGTTACGACTACTCTTCCTGATCTACTTGTTTCAAATTTAACAACAACCACCCCATTTAAAGAATTTATTGCCGAAGGGAAAAATAAATCACCATTACTATCATATACC